AGAAATTAACAGATGATACAAAGACAATATACTTTAAAGCAGGACAACGTGATGTTGTTAAATTTATAAATCAATTAAAAGAAAGGGCTGAAGACAATGTGCTTAGGAACAAGTAAACCAGTACAATATAAACGACCAGACGATAGCCCAAATTTTGTTGACGGAAATAGATTTGACCCAAAAGATAATGCGTTTAAAAATCCTGAACCTTCTGAAGTTAATGTCGGTGGAGACCAACCGAAGAAAACTAAAAAAGATACTTACAATCAGGGTGGTGTCGAAGGCTCAAATTCTGGTCTAAACATAACTTAATAAAAGGAGATACTTACTATGTGTGGTGGCGGTTCAAGACCTGCACCTCAACCTGTTGCTCCAAACCCAGTTGTGAACGCTTCACCTATTGGTGACCAATTAGTTCCAACTTTGGAAACAGCAGACGAGTTGTCAGATAAAAAGAAAATAACAAAAAAAGCTAAGAAAAGCGGAACAGCTATGCTTCAAACTTCTGGTTTAAACATAAGCGGAAGCACTTCTAGCTCAGGTGCAAATACTCCATAATGGATATTTCTAACGAAACTGTAACAAGACAAAATACCGCTAAAGAACGATACGAAAAATTAAAAGCAAGTAGAGTACACTTTTTAGATAGAGCAAGAGAGTGTAGTGAACTAACTATTCCTGCTCTAATTCCTGACGAAGGCTTCACAAAGTCTTCTGATTTATATTCCCCATTTCAATCAGTTGGAGCTAGGGGTGTCAACAATTTAGCTTCCAAACTTTTATTATTATTACTTCCCCCAAACGCTCCCTTCTTTAGATTACAAATAAGTGGTGACGCTAAAAAAGAAATGTCTCAACAACCAGAGATGAGTTCAGAAATAGAAAAATCTTTAGGTGAAATAGAAAGAGATGTTTCTAAAAAAATAGAAGAACTAGCTTTAAGAGTAAGTGTATTCGAGGCTTTGAAACACTTAATAGTAGGTGGTAATGTTTTAACTTACTTACCTAAAAACAATACAATGAGAGTTTATCCTTTATCTCAATATGTTGTTAGAAGAGACACTTCAGGAAATTTAATTGAAATAGTTATTAAAGAAACGATTGCACATGTAGCACTTGATGAAACTACAAAAAATGAAATGATGATTCAAGGTACATATAAAGATGATGATGAGTGTGATATTTATACTCACATATATAAATTAGACGAAAAGAAATTTTATATCTGTCAAGAAGTTATGGGTATTAAAATACCTTCAAGCATAGGAACTATCATGGCAGACGCTATGCCTTACCAAGCATTAAGAATGGTAAGAATAGATAATGAAGATTACGGAAGAAGTTTTGTAGAAGAGTTCTTGGGCGACCTCAAGAGCTTAGAAGGATTATCTCAATCACTTGTCGAGAGTGCGGCGGCTTCAAGTAAAGTTGTCTTTATGGTAAGACCAAATGCTGTAACAAGAAAAAGAGATTTATCACAAACAAGAAATGGTGACATCATTACTGGTTCAGCAGATGATGTTGCAGTATTACAAGCAAACAAACAATATGATTTACAAGTTGTCGAAAGAAGTATTCAAAAATTAGAAGAGCGTATGTCTTACGCTTTCTTATTACACACTGCAATCCAACGAGACGCAGAAAGAGTTACTGCTCAAGAAATAAGATATATGGCAGAGCAATTAGAAACGTCTATGGGTGGTGTGTATTCTTTATTGTCTCAAGAATTACAATTACCTCTTGTTAGAGTGTTAATGAAACGAATGAGTCAAACAAAAGAAATTCCTTCTTTACCTAAAGGTAGTGTTAAACCTACTATTATTACAGGTATTGAAGCTCTTGGCAGAGGTAATGATTTACAAAAGCTAAGAGAGTTTGTGGCAGAAATCGGACAACTGGCACAAATAAATCCTCAAGTAGTTCAAGCTCTAAACCCAAATGATTTACTTAAAAGGTTAGCAACTGGACTTGGAATTGACACAGAAGGATTAATTAAGACGCCTGAACAATTACAGGCGGAACAAGAAGAGGCTATGCAACAACAACAAATGCAACAAGTCATGGACACTGCACAACAAGTTGCACCTCAAGTAGCAAATAATATGACTAAGGAAATGTAACAATGGTAGAACAAGTCGAAATAAAAGAAGAACAAACTACTAGCGAAAAGCCAGTAGAACAAACACAAGACTCACCAAGACCAGAAGGTTTGCCTGAAAAATTTAAGTCTGTAGAAGACATGGCAAAATCCTATGCTGAATTGGAAAGTAAATTAGGAGCTCAGGATAAATCATTCGAGAACGAAACATCTCAACCTGAACCTAAACAAGAAAGTAAAACAGAATCTAAACCTGAAGGTGATTTAGAAATAGCTGAGAAAGCTGTTTCAGACGCAGGTTTAAATATGGAAACTTTACAAAATGAATACAATGAAAAAGGACAACTTGATGACAAGTCTTACGAGTCACTTGAAAAAGCAGGTATTCCTAAATCATACGTTGACGCTTTTATCAACGGACAAGCGGCACTAGCTAAACAACAAGGTGATGAAGTTAAAGCAGTTGTTGGTGGTGAAGAGTCTTATAATAAGATTGCTTCGTGGGCGGCTGAAAATATGACTGAAGGTGAAAAGAAAGCCTACAATGATACTGTAAATGGTAGAGATGTAGAGTCTATAAAACTTGCAGTCGCAGGATTAAAAGCAAAATATGACATGGCTAATGGTAATGAACCAAACTTAGTACAAGCAAAAGCAACACCTACAACAGGTGGCTCGTATGAATCTTGGGCTCAAGTTACTGAAGCTATGGCAGACCCAAGATATGCAAAAGATATAGCATATCAAAATGCTGTTAAAGCTAAAATAGCAAACAGTAAATTATAAGGAGACTTAATGTTATTACAGGCATTAAAGAAAAAACTGGAAGCGAAGGTTGTAGAACATTCGACTATCCTAGACATATACAATCAAAAATCAGTTGGTATTGGCGAACATGACAAGTTGCTTGAAATTGTAGAAGATAGATTTGAAAAACTTGTTTGTGCTAAACATCAATTAGAAGAATTGGAGAAAATACTAAATGTCAAAACAGAAACCAAAGACAAAACCGAAGGCGAAACCAAAGCCAAAAGTAAAACCTAAAAAGAAAAAAGGATATTAGTATGGCAAAAAAAGGTTTATACGCAAACATTCATGCGAAACGTCAGAGAATTAAATCTGGCAGTGGTGAACGTATGAGAAAAGTAGGAAGCAAAGGTGCTCCTACTGCCGCACAATTTAAAAAAGCGGCAAAGACAGCCAAGAAATAATAAATTAGTTGTGCACTCTATTTAGAGGGCAACTGCCTAATCACATAGGAAACATAGCTTGACCTACTGCGGTAGACAATCTTGATTCATGGGACTGAAAGTGTAACGGCTTTTATTAACAACGTCAAATAAGGAGACTAACATGGCAAACGCAACTGGTGCACAGATTGGTCAGGTTAATGCTTCTGGTACAGAAGACGCTCTGTTTCTGAAAGTTTTTGCAGGAGAAGTTTTAACTTCTTTTGATAGAGCTTCAGTAACAAATGGTGCTGACATGGTAAGAACTATTAGTTCAGGCAAGTCGGCGACCTTCCCAGTAATGGGTAGAATCGGAGCAGATTATCACAGTATCGGAACAGAAATAACTGGCTCAGATGTCAACCACAACGAAAAGGTAATTACGATTAATGACCTTTTACTATCTAGTGCATTTTTAGCTAACATTGAGGAAGCTAAGAATCATTGGGACGTAAGAAGTGCATACAGCACAGAAATCGGAAGAGCACTTGCTTTCCAAAAGGACAAGCATATTCTTCAAACAATCGGTCAAGCGGCTCAGGCTTCTGCAAACGTATCTGATTCAGGATATGGTGCAGGTACAGTATTGACTAACACAGGTATTGCTTCAGCAACAGCTTCAACTGCGGCTAATGCAATGATTGATGAGTTATTCAATGCGGCTAAAGCACTTGACGCAAACTATGTTCCTAAAGAAGGTAGAAAAGCCTTCATTAAGTTAGAGGAATATTACAAACTAGCTAACGCTACTAACGCCGTTAATATAGATTTCTCAGGAAAACCTAACGGTGGTGTTGCTGACGGTAAAGTAATGAAAGTTGCAGGTATTGAATTAGTACCTACAGCACATTTCGTTGCTTCCGACTTATCTTCATCTACAGCAGTAGACGCAGGTAAAACAGCAACAGGTGCTTACCCACAAAGGGTAAACCTAGCTAACTATGTATGTCTAGTATCACACCCTTCAGCAGTAGGTACTGTTAAGTTAATGGACTTAGCTACTGAAATGGAATACGACATTAGACGTCAAGGTACGCTAATGGTAGCTAAATACGCTATGGGTCATGGAGTTCTAAGACCTGAAGCGGCTGTAGGAATTAAAGAAGCGTAATCTTTACGTTACTTTATACTTATAAGGAAAGGCGGTTATGGGGAGACTCATGCCGCCTTTTATAATTTTAAAAAAGGAAAAGCATGACAACACAAATAACACCAACTACAGAACTACAAGCTGTCAACACAATGCTTTCCGTAATCGGCGAAGCTCCTGTTAATAGTATTACAGGAACAACAAGTGTTGACGTATCAGTCGCTAAAAATATTTTAGACGAAACTTCTATGTCAATACAAAGTCAAGGACATAACTTTAATCGCCACATAGAATACACAGTATCACTTGACTCAAGCAACAAAATTCCCCTTCCTAGTAACTGCGTTCAAGCAGATGACCACACTCGTCAATACAACTACACAATCAGAAACGGTTATTTATATAACCTAGAAAAGCACACAGATGTTTTTAATTCTGCTCCTTCCGTAGATTTAATTTTAATTCAACAATTTGAACACTTACCTGAATATGCAAGACGCTATATTACAGTTAAAGCCGCTAGAAGATTTGCGGCTAGATTTATTGGTGACAGAGAAATTACACAATTAGTAGGTCAAGATGAAAATGAAGCATTAGTTTCTTTTAAACAAGCAGATAGCAGAGAAGCAGATTTAAACATATTAGAAGGTGACTCAAATACTTATTCAATAATAAATAGACCAACTAGAAGGACATACTAATGGCTGTAGTTTCGCAAAGTATACCAAACTTTATTAACGGTATATCTCAGCAAACCCCTACACAAAGAGGTATTAATCAAGGGTCAGACCAACTTAATTTACAAAATAATATTGTAGACGGTTTAAGTAAACGACCCCCTCTTGAATA